GCGGATTTTCTTTCACACCTCCTTTTTGGGCTGTGGGCGGGGCACTTTTGGTCCTTTTCCTCCTGGTTTTGGTGGTTTTGGTTTTGCGTGTTGAACGGACTTTGTTTCGGCCTATCACAGGCATTCTTGAACGAGTTCAGACCCGTATTGATCTTGCCACGACCAAGGCCACCTCAGGCATTTTGGGTGGCACAGCAGTCATTGCGGGGGGCTTGAGTGCCTATTTTCTCTTTAAGGCTATTAGTTTGTATCGAAATCGCGACAAGTTGACTCCCGAAATGCTTTCTCGGAAGACTAAGTCACTGTTGTCTGCTCTTGGTGCAACTGGCATGATAGCTGCCTCTAAGCTTACTCGAGATGTCACTGTTGATAGTGCTATCGAGGTTATCACTCGTATTGGTCAACTTTCTAATTCGTTCAACACCGTGCTCAATATGGCTGATATCATTGGTGATGGTGCCATTTCTCTCTTGCCACAAATGTTGCAGGAGGAGAAAGATGATGGCCTCAGGTTCAAACGTGAGCCCAAAGACATTATCGATTTAGATGATTATCGCGGTTCTTATGTTGAAATGAATGATGCCGATTGGTGCCATCTTGTAGGCTTACCTTATGGCACAGCCTTGAATGAGTTTGGTATTCCTCTTGACACTTCTGCTCAGCAGGTGTGTGCCGCTGAGGCTGCTAGGCAAATGTCCTACTTTTCTAAGCAGGGAGTCACTGATTTGCCACCTTATGTTCGAGCCGAGGCTATTTATGTTAATGCACAGAGGTTGCGGCGTGTTCCGAAACTCGGTTGCTGGGCTCGATTTAAAAATTGGTGGTGGCCCCCTGTTGCTGAACCGCCGGTTCTTACTCGCTTTGATATCATCATGGCTAGGGCGAAGAAGATTTCCTCTAATCGTAAGGTGCAAGGTAGTTTTGTTACCCTTGCAGTTCTTGCTTGTCTCTATGCCTTATGGGTGTCCAAGAAGCGAAGAGTTTCGAGTCTTCCACCCCCCACTCCCATTGATGTTGAAGTTAAAGCCGTGGTTTCTAGCCTTGTTGATCAAGTTGTTTTTTCTGGGCTTGCCTCAGAGGGGAAGAAGAAGAAGAAGAGTGCTAAAGCTAAACTCGTCTGGAAGAAGGCTGGCTATAAATATAATCCCCTTACTCAATACCCTGATGGTCGTCCTATGTCGGACAATATTATCAACACTCTCAAATCTTGGAAGTCGAATGATGATATTGATTCCCTTGACGTTCCTTGGGCGGCTAGAGCTGCTCTTCATGATTTGGCCGATTCTGGTGCAGAACCTGACTTTGATCCATATTATTATGAACCGAACGATCAGGATGACTATCCGACTTTGTCGGATGCTCGCCGAAAATTTCTCAAATCTGATGATGCTAAGAATGCTGTTCTTGAACGTGTTTCCGGTGGTTTTGGTCGTCAATTTGACGGCTATGACAGCAAGTCGGGTAGGTGGGACGACAGTGAAGATGTTCTCCGTGAAAGAAATGTCACTGTTCGAGACCTCGGTCCTGAGTTCAAGGCTGCTGTTCTTTCTACTGTCAAGCCTTATGATGATTCTGAAGTTAAGGCCAAACTTGCTTCTATCGCTTCTTCAGTTCGTGAGTATGATGACTCTCACATTCGTGCTCAGGTTGTTGCATTACACGAGTCCAATCAACGTCTTGTTGACTCATTTAAGCGGTTGCGCGACGATCTTGCCTCTACTTCTTCGCCCGCTAAGCCTGAAAGTATGAAGGCTGGTCACATTCCCCATGTTTCTCCTACTCTTCGGTTTGTTACATCCAAGTCTTCTGGCACTGAGCGTTTTTCTAACTCTTTTCAAGTTGGGGATAAGATTTTTGTTCCCCAACATATTGCTGGTGGTTGTGAGAAGTTTCAACTTTCTGCCAAGAATTGGAAAACCCTCCCTGAGTATCTTTCCTATGATATTGTTCAGGGCCATTTTGATCTTGTGTGCGTTAAAGCTCATGGTGATGCTATGCCTATGCCTAAATTCCGTGCGCCCGTTCGTGGTGAGATTGTTACCTTTCACTATATTGTACCCCAGACAAAGAAAAAAGTTATTTCTATGGGGCAGATTGGTGATAAGGTCAAAATTACTCGGTCAGACGACGGAAAGTTGCAGGATCTGGACGTCTGGGAATTCTCCGGCACCACCGAAGCCGGTTCATGTGGTGGGGTTTACGTTGCTGCAGATGGTTCTTGGGTTGGATACCATGGCGTTGGCACACAGAAACAGTCTGCTAAGAATTTGTTCTATCCTTTTCATTCTTCCTCTTCCTCTATTGGCAGGATTGTGTGTAAGGGCGAGGTTCCATGTAATAGACCTCATACCCTTACTTTTCAGCCCATGCAGGCTCCAAGTTCTTTAAACTTGTAGCGGAGAGCGACGCGGTGATGTCTCTCTCTGATTTTTATTTTATTCACCCTTCTTCTAGCCCAG